CAACGAACGGAATTCCGAAAAATACTTTACTTCTGCCATATTTTAGCCACCAATTCCAGTTGAACGATTGCGATTGCGCCCGGCGCGTTCTCCCGATAACAAGATGTCGGACCCCGACAATCTTCCGAATACTTCAATGGATTGCGATCCGCCCGACAATCCGCCCGGCATCATAAATGATGGGACGCCCATTCCGCCACCAACTTGTCGGAATGCCGTCATAAACGATTGCGCCGACAATCCAGCCAATCCACCCGTGGCCAATGTTAGCACCAATGCCAACACCGCGGCCGCGGCAATCACGGCGATAATTTGCGCCAACATCACTTTCAATCCTTGGATGAACACGGTGAAAAAATCCTCGCCATTTATTATCGCCGCCTCAAATGATTGGGCCAATGTCGTTCCAATGGTATCGGAAATCCCCATGAACACATTATGCATTTGCTGGCCAACATCAACAAAAGATTGGGCGGATTGTGTAATGGTAGCAAATGCCATCGGTGCCGTTTGCGACATTTCATCCATCAATCGTATGTACTGACGCATTGATTCGCCAGCCATAAAATACGCCTCGTTGTGTTTTTTTATAACCTCAATATTGTCCTCAACAACGGGCGTTGATTCTTCAATCTTTTCGGTGACTTCTTCTTGTACCTCTACATTTTCACCCAACAATGAATTCAATGCCGCCAATGTTTGTTGACGGTATTCCTCCAATCGGGTGACGTTCTTGATGTACGTTGAATTCTTTGGATATAATGCTAAATCGTGTTTGTTGGTTTCGATGCGCTTTTCCAACAACGCCAATTGATTCCGCAATTGTTCTTCGGTCTTGTCGTCAATGGCAAACGCTTCGCCGAACGGCTGGAAGAACGTTTTGACCAACGCCAATTTGACCTTCAACAATGCGTTGTACGCGGGCAACAACCCCTCACCGATTTCCGTCTTTAGGTTGTCGATTTCAGCCCGTTGTTGCGCCATTCTTTCCGACGTCAACAATGTGGCGTCCCCGGCTTCGCCCATCTGCTTTTCGATGATGTTTCCAACCGCCGTGGCCATATCGCCAGTCTTGTTGAATTCCTCACGAACTTGCGTTGCGCTGAAACCAAGGTTATCCAAAATCGGAATCGACTTCCGTGCGATACCCAATACGATGGATTCGGCCATATAGTCAATCGATTCACCCGTTTCGGTTGCACGTTTTTGGGCAAACCCTAAAAGGTTGCCCAATTGATTCAATGGGATGTTAAAGTTTTTGGCTTTTACCGCCATCTTCATCAACTCCAAATCGTTGATGGTTCCCTTGGTGGCCTTGCGTAATTTAGACAACAACAACGGATCGTTGATTCGGTCGAATGCACGCTTGACGCCCTCGGCTTGTGATGCTAAATTGATGGCCTCGCCAGTAAATTGACGAATCGCATCCACCGCGAACGATGCCCCAATAACACCGCCCAACGCCGTGAAACCCGTTGACATTTTAGACAACGAACGGTCAATGTTGGAAATGCCCCGACGGAAATCCTTGAGGTCCGCTCCGAATTTTAAATCAATTTGTGGTTTCGCCATCGCCGAACACTTGTTTTATTGCGTTTTGTACTTCTTCAAAAGTGGCCGCACGGTGAACGCGTTTTTTGTTTTCCCAAGGGAACGCAATCAAATCGCGCGGTTTAATTTTTCTTTTCGTGTGTGGCGCAATCGTTATCGCGGCCAACCATCGTGTTGTTTCCCATTTCGTCTGCATCTCGTGTTCGATGATGCGTTGAAATCCTTTCCGTTTGTTTTGGAATTGCCTTGGCGTCATGTCGTACAATTCGCCGATGGTCAATCCCATTTCGCCCAACCCGATGGATTCCAAATCATCCCAATCAAATGATTCGGCCTCGTGTTGGGCGTTTACTTTTTTTCAGTTTCGTCCGCTGGCTTGGCAAATGATTCCACGAAATACGCGACACATTGTTCGATGATGGTTGCATCCTCATCCAACAAATCGGCCACATCATCCAACGTCATATTGAATTCAACCTTTTCAACGCGTGCGCCGTCTTTCAATCCCGCCCATATCAATGCGATGGCGTAATCAATAGACATTGAATCTTGCAATTGTGCCAGTTGGTCCAATCCGATTCCCGTTTGATTTGAAAACAATCGCAATGCGTTGAATCCATATTTTACGGGATATTCTTTGCCGTTTACCAAAATTTGTTTTGTCATTGTGTTTGTGTTTAAAAAGAGGCCGCCCAATGGACGGCCCCATCATTGTTAAGATACTGCCGCTTGCGTCAATGTGCTTGTTCCTTGGAACGAGAATGAGAACGTTGCGTTGTCCTCAAATCCAGCATCGTTGCTAAACTCGGTGAAATATCCTTGTCCGCTATACGCGTACTCATCGGTCGTTGTTGAACCGAATTTGATATAAACCTTTGTTCTATTTGCAAGGAAAGTGTACACTTCGTCCGGTGTGGTCTTGCCGCTATTTGAATACACGACCAAACCTTCGCCCGACAATGTCCACGATTTTTGCCCTTCCAATACTTCCATCCAGCCCGCTGAATCTTTTGTGCTGGTGTCGCGTGTTGCCATTGATACTGCCAACGACGCTGATGTCATTTTTCCAATGATTTCGTATGTCACATCATCGGATGATACTTGAATTACAACATCGGTTGAATTCATTACTGATGTACTTGCCGCCATCTTTTATCCTTTTTTAAGTTTTAATAATTCTAAAATTCAAATCAACTTCAACGCCATATGTTTCCTCATCTACATTGAACACCTCCGAAACGGTGTCGAACATACACGATTGGACATTCACGCCCGAAATTGTTTCTTCCATGCGAACGAATGCGGATCGTATATTGTCGACCGCCGTTTGCAATGTGCCATAATTTGTCCCAACCATTGTGATTGAAACATTTACGATGTCAATATGTGAATCGGAATCCTTTGAACCTTCCGTGCGGATGGATGTGGTGTCGTAAACCGCAAAAGGCGTTGCGCCACCTTGCGCCCCGATGACGGGGTAAACACGACCATCAAACACGTCATTCAATGCCGATGTATTGTCAAATTTGTATTTGATAACCTTCCCAATCATCGCAATCCGATTTTTTGGGTGAACCCAAGTTTTTTGATTTCAGCACCTAAAAATTGACTAAATGCCATTTTGATTCTTGGGGCGGCGAATCTTTCACCGATGCGTATTGCATTGGCCGACCAATTAAAGTTTTGTCCGTTGTACTTTGATCCGTCACGGAATCGCAACCAACCAAACGAAATAAAACCCGCGAACCAACCGCCCTTTTCGGGGTGTCGGTATGCGCCCGTTTTCCGTGGGCCGACCGACGCAACGATTCCGTCAACGCCGGGTTCTTGTTTTGGAAACTTCACCGCAATGGATTGTTTCAATTGACCGGGAATGATTTCAGCGTACACGCTACCGTTTCGGTACACCGCGAACACTTCGTCGGAATCGGTGATTTGTGATTTGTACAATTGAACGACTGGTTTCAAACCCTTGCGTGCGGCCTTCTTCAAAACACGCTTTCGCACACGTTCGTCCAACTTCTTCAAATCGCGCATCACTTTTTTATCGCCGACCATTGTCACTTTTACGTTACTCATTCCGCGTCGGTATATTCGCAACGAATCATTTGATATGCTTGACGCGCATCGGCTGATTGTATTGCGTGAATTTTATATGTTTTGCTGTTGTATGTGATTCGCATTTGTTCGTTAATATCCGAACGGTAACGAATAAAAAAATCGACACGTTTCGTTGCCGAAATCATATCGCCGTTCTCACCTTCGTCGCCGACCTTTTCCACAACCTTCGCCCATACATTTGCCAACGTGCCGAATGATTTGGTCTTTTGTCCAAATGCGTCGGTCGTGGTGCTGAATGACTGAATCGTGATTCGTCGGTCTAATTGTCCCGCTTGGTCAATCATTAGAATGTGAAGATTCGATAGGGGTTCCACAAATATTCGGATGCCGTCGGCAACTGGCGAACGCGGTCATTGCGTTGGTCGTACAAATCCGATATCACCAACATCATCCCTTGAATCAATGGTTTCGGAATCGATGACGCCCCCGTCCCCACAGTATAACGCACAATCACTTGATTGACTACACCAGCCGCGGCAAACCATCCGGAAACGGATTGGATGCGTGCGGGTTCGGAAATCAAATCCGTGATGTATGCGTCCGTTGAAA